CCCGTCTGGATCTCCGCGATGATGGAGTTCTTGTAGGTCTCGAGGTCCTGGCACCACTGGAAGTTCCGAATGAAGTCCTGCTGATAGAGTTCGACGAGGAACGACCTCCAGAGATCGGCCGTCATGACCTTGGATCCGGCCCCGAAGTTTTCGTTTGTCCGGGCGAGCTTCCAGGTCTTGAACCGCTTCCGTGCCGTGGTGTTGATGTGGGTTCTGATCGCGTCGACGGTTTCCACGACCTGAACGTCGAGGTAGCTCGTGTCGCGATTCCCGTCCGAGTCCTCGGTGTAGCTCGTCACGAGCCGTTCGATCATGACGGTCCCGTCGTTCGCCGCGGTCCAGGTCGCGATACCCGCTTCGAGCAGCTTCTGCCGCTCGTCGAAGCTGTGGCTCTCCGTCGCGACGAGGCCTTCCACTTCCGCCGCCTGCGTGTTCGCGGCCGGATCGTCGGCGAGGAGCCTCACGGCGATCGCCGCAACGCGGGCCGCCCAGACGCCGGGAAGATGGGGATTGTTTCCTCGAGGGATGAGAACGACGTGAGGACAGTTGTAGTCCTCCGCCTGGTAGATCATGCTTCCGGCGGCGGTGGAATCTCCGACCGCTCCCGCGAGGGCGACGAAAAGCCGCCCGCCCCGCTGGACGAGAGCGGTATACTGCTCCTCGAGCTTCGCGGCGAATGCCTTGATGTTCGCCGTGTCGGCGATGCTCGTGACGAGGTAGTGATACCGCGTATTCCCCATCGCCTCGAGGTCTGCCGTGACGTCGGGATTCCCCGATCCCGGCGTGGTGTCCGCGACAACAATGGCGACTCCGGCGGGATCCTTTTCTCCGTTGAGACCAGCGGTCACCGTGAGGAAGTTCCCGAGTTCGCCCTTGTGATTGAACGTGAGGGTGAGTTTGTGCGTTTCCGCCACGACAACCGCCGCCTCGCAGGGCATGTCGAGCGTGGCGTTGATTGCGGCGACGAGGTCCGCGGCGATCGCGGCGGCCGCTTCGCCGCTCGTCACGCCGACGCTCACCTTCTTCCCCGCTATGTACCTGACGAGCGTTCCGTCCTCGGGCGAAGTTGCCGTCACTGTGAGGGTCTTCACCGCGGCGACACCGGCGGCGGCTTCCGCGAGAGGCAGAACGAAAAGCCGTTCGGTCTTGTTGAGGTCGAGAAACTCTCCTGCGATGATCGCCGCGTCCGATCCGATGCCGAAGAGGCTTCTCGCCCGTCCGAGGCTGGACACTTCGACGATCTTTCCGGCTTCGGCGGTCCCCGTCGAGCGTTTGAGTCCCACGACGAGAACCTGCTTCACCTCCTCCGCCGATCCGGCGAGGGAGTTGTCGATCTCCTGATAAGAACCCGGCACCAACAGGCTGTCCGGTATCTGCGTGAACGGTACGCCCATGCTATCCTCCTAATTCCACGGTATCATTGACTTCATCGGTGCCCGCTTCGAGCGAGGCATCGTATCCTTCGAACGGTTCGAGATCGGAAGCGTCGATGATGCCTCCGATTCCATTCGCCGTCGTATCGAGTACGGGAGCCTGGAGCTTCCAGGTCCAGGAGACCGCCCACAGCGCGACGTTGATTTTGTCCAGGCTTCCCGAATAGAGATTCGTCGCCTCGACGTCGAGCGCCCCTCCGATCGACCAGGGCGCGTTGATTTCTCTGAGCGCGGGAACGAGGGCTGCAAGGATGCGCAGGATGTCGTCCGCGAGCCTGTCCTTGTTCGTCGCCCGGTGAAGCACCCAGGTGACGAGCTCCGCCGTCTGCTCGTCCCCGTCGTCGCCGGAAACGTTCTTCACCCGCATGAGCGCGGTATGGAGCGACGGCGTCTTCTGGAGGAGCCGCTTCACCTCCTCGACGTCGAAGCGGCCCGGATGCGAAGCGTGTATCAGCTCCGGCCGCTTCGCAAAAACGGCCGCGAGATAGCTCACCGCGGTGTCGCGCACTTCGGCGTAATTGACCAGGTTAGACACGATCAGCCGCCTTTTTTAAGAGACCGGCGATGAAGTTCTCCGCGAGATCCGCGAGACCTTCCGCGTCGGCCGCCGAAACGCCGAGATACGGCCGGGCCGGAATATTCTTCTCCGGCCAGCCGAACTGATGGACCGCCGCGTATTCCTTCACGGCACCGACGAGGGCCGATTCCGCTCCACGTGCCTCGCTCGTGACGGTATCGCGAAGTCCTCCCGAGACAACCAGCGGAGGCTGGGCTCCCGGGAAACGCTTTCGAAGATAATCGAGCGTTTTGTCCGCGAGCCGCTGCCAGCTTTTCCCCTCCGGGTCCAGCTTCGAGTCGAACCGCTCCCGGGTGATCTCTTCCACCTCGAGGGCGAGCGACGAAAGGAGCTTGCTCTTTCCCGCCGCGTCGAGCATCGAGGAATCGAAGGCTTTCTTGAGCCGATCGAGCTGGCTGACGTCGAGGTTCACGACGGCGGTGGCCATCAGTACATTTCTCCCTTTTTCCAGAACCGATCGTCCGAGGGCTCTCCCTCACCTCCGGTCGTCACGATGCTCGCGGCCTGGTTATCAGGTCCGTCGAGCCCGCCCGGGTGGCTCTCGTTGATCTTCTTGAGAAGCGAAATGCTCGCCTGGTACTTCTCCATGGCGTCCTCGCCGCTCGCGACCTTGTCTCCCAGACGGAAAAAGGCAATGTCCGCGCAGATCCCGAGCAAGGTCTCACCGAACTGGGCCGGTAAGGGGATCGTGACTTCCCCGGCTTCGGAGAGAAGCCAGGGAAGATAGCTGACGATGACGCCGGTCGCCTCCTTGAGGGCAAGCAGGATCTTCGCGTCGTCCCGGGCTCCCTCCGCGTCGAGCGGAAGGGAATCCCGAGGAACGCGGGCCTCGAGGGCGTCGACGTCGAGGATCGGGATCACGACTTCTTCACCTCAACGAAGACGTCCTTTTCGAGAATCGCGAGCTGTTCCTTCGTGATCCGGAAGTCCTGAAACCGGTTCGTGAGGGCAAGCCCCGCCCGGTGGTACTTTGGATACGGAGAGGTGTGCCGGAGCGAAACCGTGACCGTATCGTTTTCGGTTTTTGCGGCGGGAGCCTCCGGTTCCCGAGCGGCGGGAGTTCCCGCCGCCGTTGCGGTCTCGGTCTGGACGGCTTCGGGAGTTTCGGCTCCTGAAGCGTTTTCATTCCTTTTCGCCATGCTTTTCTCCTTCTTACCTTACGAGAGCCACGGATTCACGAGGAGTTCCGCGGTATGGAAGTTCGTGTTCGATCCGCCGTCGGCGAGGAACTCTTTCTCGAGAATCCCGCGCCCGGCAGCCTCGAGACTCGGAGGAACCAGAAGATGTGTCGGAACGATGCCGAGAGGGTCCCCGCCGTCCCGCTTGAAGCTCATCATCTTGAGCCTGGCAGCTTCGTAGTTCTCGGCGCTGAGCGTATCCTTGCAGGCGACCGCGAGCTGCCAGAATCCGTACCCGGCGTTCGCCCGGTAGCGGATCCCATAGAGGTACTCGTCCTTGGTGAAGACGTGATCGTTCTTCGGGTCCTCGATGCTCTCCAACTCGGGCTTGGTCCGCTCCTGAAGGATGAAGGGTTTGAGCGATCCGGAGAGGCAGAGGAGATACCACGGGGTTCCGACTCCTGCTCCCTGGATATTGGAAGTCGACACGGCCTCGCCCGTCCCGTCCACGTTCGGATAGACCGGGTGGTCCACGTCGAAGAAGAACTGACCGTCGTAGCAGAGCCCGGCGAATCCGCCGGAAAGGAGCGCGGCGATGAGGCGGTTCCTGAACGCCTCGACTTCGTCAGCCTGGGCGCGGGACAGCGTTCGGTACTGCCCGAGGTTGTCGTCCTCGATGTCGGTCCTCGCGACGCCGAGCGTCGCCTCGTAGAGCTTGTTCTGGATCTGGTAGGCTTGCTCCTTCATGGAGTTGACGACGCGGTCGCCGACCCATTCCCGGATCTTCGGGAACTTCGAGAGCCAGGCGTACGTGTTGCTCGCGCCCGTCGAGGGAATGATGGACGCGATGTCCTTGTAGAGAGCCTTCGCCTCGAGCTCCGAGAGCCTGGCTGCGTACTCGCCGCGAACCATCGTTCGGAGTGCCGTCAAGGTCGAATCTTTTATGATGGCCATTTACTTCCCCGCCTCCTTGATTTTTTCCACTCCGCGTCGGAGTAGCCCATCTTCTTCGCGAGTTCTGTTTCTTCGGCGTTGAGTTCGGCTCCCCCTGCCGGAGGAGTCCCGGCCGCTGCCGACTGGCCTTCCGGGATGATCGCGGGACTCGCCGCCACGATCTTCTTGAACTGCTCGAGGCCCTCCTTGCTCGCGCACATGGACAGGTACGCGTCTTTGCTCGCCGGAGCGATCTTCCGGTCCTTGATCGCCTGATCGACCGCAGCCTGCGCGTCCTTTTCCAGCTCCTGCTTCTTGATTTCCGCGAGAGCGTTTTCCGCGTTGAGCGCCCGCGTTTCCATCTGCTTGAGGTCCGCGCGGGGAGCGTACTGCGTAAGGTCAACGCCGCCGCCCTGAGCGTTCGCAGCCTTCTTCTGGAGGTCGCCGACGGCCGCGATTGCCTGGTCCTCCGTAGCCGTTTCCGACAGCCCCAAGGCCGCCAACAGCTTCTTCATTCCTTCCTCCTCCCGGCCGTCTTCGCGGCCGCGATGTTCCTGATTGTTCAAAGCCCGAACCCGGAGGTTCGGGCGGTTCGTGAGCGCCGCTGAAAAAATCGCTCCGATTTCATCGGGGGGCAGAACGGAAAAGACCGGAGAGATGTAGCGATAGGATTTTTTCTCCACGAGGGCCCGTCCCTCGTCGGTCCAGGTCACTCTCCCCCAGATGCCGTCAGCCTGGAGCACGAGCCCTTCGATCCAACCGAAGGCCGGACTTTCCAATCCCTGGGGCGCGAGGAGGTCCGTGGAATGGTTGACGTCGATCGGAGGAACGACTCCTCGGTTCTGCGTCCGCTCGACGACCTCCGCCGGATTCGGCATGGTCCAGCGGCGTCCGTCCCTGCCCACCACATCGGGGCCAAGAGGAAGAAGCTGAATCAACTCCGGGGCCTTGCCCCCTTCCAGGTTGATCGCGAGCGAGATGCAATCGAATTGACCAGTTTGAGAATTTTGATTCCCTTCTTCACCGTTCATAACGGAGAAAGGGTAGCGGCGATAGGTGCGTCTTGGGAGCTAACGACGGTTATTTAATCAAAGAGAGAAGGAGTAAGAGAATCAGCGCGGCGCTGCTGACCGTGCCTACAGAGACGGTAGACCTGATTGAAGCTGATCTTGAACTCACGGCAGAGCTCGGCCATCCGGTCGTTCGTCCCGTTGTATCGCCTGTAGATCTCGTCGGCGATCTCGTCGCGGAACGCGACGTGCTCGAGGGGAATGTAGAGCTGTCCCCCTCCGAACTCTCCGAGAATGGCTCGCAGGATCTTATCCGCCTGCGGGGTGTTCGTTTCATCTTCGATGATGCCGAAAAGCTCGTCCGCGTGTTTCGAGCCTTCACTGTTGTCGGGACGCGGGAAATAAAGGAGCTGCCCCCCGAAGTACCGGAGTATCGCGCGGGCGACCCGGACGGCAGTCTCCCGGTCCTCGGTTTCGGAAACGATGACCCTGACCATGTCACGGGCGAATTCCGTCATGCCTTCACCTTTCCTTCCGGGCCGTCCGGATCATACCCGGCTTTCTCCGCGATGTCCCGGAGCGCGAGGATCACCGCCGAGGCGGACCTTCTCGGGATGAACCGGATGTCGTCCACACCGGCGATCCGCTTGATGACGGCCTTGAGCGACTCTTCGGATTTCCTTCTCGAAACGAGCGCCCAGAGGCCCTTGATATAGTAGACTTGCCTGGGGCTCGCCCCGCCGACGTTCTCCGGGCTGACCGCAAGGCTCTTCCCGTCTCCCGCTCCGGAGGATACGAAACCGAGTTTTCTCATCACGCCGAGCACGGCATCGAGCTCCGCCAACGACATGTCGGCGGAGCTCGACTTTCCCGTCGCCCCCTCAAGGAGAGCCCGGTAATCCTCATCGGCGAGGCCGATTTTCGACCTCGCGACGTGGATCAATTGGATGAGCCGCTTCCGGCGAGGATCGGCGGACAGTGACTTCATGGATTTTTGCCCTCAGAGGCCGAAAGCTGTACAGCTTTCGCGCCCGTCCCTCCAACGCCGTCACTTCTTTCATACCGCTCTCTTTCCCCCGATTTTAGAGGAACTTTTTTCATGTGGAGGAACACTGCATGATGCGCTAATGCCGACACAACATGGCGTCCGCCGTACCCTTTCGCCCGCGCGTACAATTCGAGTTCCTTATACTCGAAATCCTCGACCGTGAACGAAACCGTGATCTTCTTTCTTGCTTCACTCATGATCAAATGCCTCCTATGATTTCGGCATCCACCTGTCTCGCACCAAGTTCCGCCGCGAGATTCAGGGCCTTCCGCATCCAGTTGTTCACGAGGAGCGGATAGGCGATCGAGTGGACTTTCTTCTGCGGCCCCTGTCTTCTGAGCCGCATCGCGAGGGCTTCTCCCGCGTTCGCCGTCATGACCTTCGCGGGATCCGCTCCCACCCGGCGGAATTTCAGCGTGAGATAATCGAATACCTCCTTCCCACCGTCGAGGGGCTCGATCTCGACGATTTCCATCCGGCGGATCACCTCGCGGGCTTCCCAGTTGCTCGACTCGTCGAGCTTCGCTTTCATCTCCGGCTGGGCGACGAGGACGATCGCGAGGAGCTTCTTGAAACCGTCTTCCAGCTCCCAGAACCGCTTGAGGTATTTC